GTGGAGTTAAATGGTTTAACCATGCTGCAATTGCGAAAGTTATGTTTGATGAACTAGATCTTACATATACTAGAGCAGATAAAGATGCAGAGAGTATAGATTTTATTCACATTGATACAGCCTCTTTTTTAAAGAGGTCTTGGCAATATGATCCTGATATGGATCAATATTTAGCTAAATTAGATCATAGTTCCATAAATAAAATGCTCACAACATGGACCGAGTCTAGAAGTATTTCCGCTCAGGAACAATCATTGGCTACCATAGAATCAGCATGTAGAGAATACTTCTACTATGGTAAAACTATTTATAATAAAAAACTTTTAATGTTTAACACTGCAATAGATGTTAATAATTTAAGATTTTTAATGAAAGATAGAAATTTACCAAGCTGGGACCAATTGAGAATATCTTATTTTGAAAATGGCAGGAAAGAAGATATATATAAAATGTAACATCACTTGTACATAATTCTTAGTCAATCCTTACTGTGATTTAAAACCAGTAAACACACAACAAATAAAGTACAATGAACAATAATAACGAAAGTACTACTGACCACATGGCAGGTAACCCATCCAAAGTTACCACGACTGGTGATAATGTCTGTTTGGACCAAGGTGTAGCCTCATTTTTTGATGCTCAACCTGGTTTTACAACAGAAGTATCATCCACACCCGACGCCACTTATGGCGTTGGTTCCTCTTCTATTACAGATATACAACAATGGTTGTCACGTCCAGTTGAAATTAAACGTTTTGACCATGGAGCTAATGTTAATACAAATGAAACATTGAATCCGTGGGCATTATTTTTCACTAATGCTGCCGTGAAAAGAAAGCTAGAAAACTTCGCTCTACTGCGTTGCAAGCTTAATGTTAAAATTGTTGTTAATGCTGCCCCCACTTGGTGGGGCACTTCTGTTCTAGCTTATACCCCCTTAACTGATATGAGACCCACAGATGCTGTTGATGCTGTTTTACCACAAACAATGTCTCAGCGTCCTCATATATATATTAATCCCACAACAAGTCAAGGAGGATGTTTATGTTTACCCTTTTTC